TTGATGTTGCGTTTCGTTTCGTTATTTGATAGACCTTAAGTATGGCAGATCAATACGTACCTAAAGCATTTGGTGTAGATATAATTAGAAACTTTGGACCAACTATAGTTAAGACAGAACTACCATTAGAAATGATTGAAGATTTTAATAAAGATTGCACCGACATATTAGATAGTAAAAAACAAAAGACAGATTACAGCAATGATCTTGCAGGTAGGGTTGAAGAAGAATTTTTAATAAGTAAAGATGTACTAAGTAAATATAATACTTATATAGCGGCAGTTGCTAGTAGGTTGTTGTTTCCAACAGAAGAAGAATTTGAAGCAAACAAAAATAAATTTCAAGCAGGTATAAATAGTGGTTGGTACGTAAGACAATATGAAAGCGACTATAACCCAAGACACTGGCATACTGGTTGTCAAATAAGTTGTGTAGGATATTTAAAACTACCAGAAGATTACGAAGAAACACAAAAGATAGAAAGCCAAGATCACAACCCTGCGATGGGATATATAACATTTCATTATGGTTCTATGTTGTTAACAAATATTAACAGTATGAAATTTGAACCAAAGGTAGGCGATTTTTATATGTTTCCAAGTTGGTTAGAGCATAGTGTAAACCCATTTAGAAGTAAGTATAAAGCACCAGATCCTAAAGGTGAAAGACGTAGTTTTAGTATGAACGTTATATTTAAAAACACATGAACATTAAACAATTAGCTATAAAAGATATTACACCTTACGCAAATAACCCACGTAAGAACGATAGAAGTTTACCTAAAGTAAAAGCAAGTATAAAAGAATTTGGTTTTAAACAACCTATAGTTGTAGACAAAGAAAACGTTATTATAGTTGGACACACTCGTTACCATGCAAGTTTAGATTTAGGTTTAAAAAAAGTACCAGTATTAGTTGCTAGTGATTTAACTGATGCACAAGTAAAAGCATATCGTATTGCAGATAACAAAGTGTCAGAAGATAGTGAATGGGATATTGATTTACTTAAATTAGAATTAGGTGAAATAGATAAAAGCAATATTGCTGTAGATATAACTGGTTTTAGTAAAGCAGAAATAGAAAGTTTAAATTTAGATACTGCAAACATGACAAGTGGTTTAAGTAATATATCTGATGAAAGTGAAAACAACGAAGATAATGTTTATCAAAGTGTAGCAGATGAACTTGCAGATGATTATGTAAATATAAACTTTACTATGAAATCTAGTGAAAGAAAAAAAGTGTTTAATATAATTAACTTAATAAAAACTAAAGAAGGGTACGCAACAAGTAGTGAAGCTCTAATAAAGCTGTGTAACGATTACAATGACTAAAAACTTTTTTAAATATGAATTAACTCATAATGTATTAGCTGATATGACTGACGATCAACATCCTACAATATTAAGGGGTATGGTTAACGATAGATGGGAACTAGAAAATAACGGAACACACATGGGCTATATTTTAGAAGGTACAGCAATACTAATAGATAATAAAACAAATATAAATATAGAACTACAAGCAGGTATGTATTTCCAATTACCAAATGATGGTAGTGTAAATATAAATGGTAGAGGTATTGTTATAACTAGAATTAATTATAATGGTTTATTTAAAGTTGGTGGACCAATAGAAGATAAAGGCAGAATGAAATATATAGATGGGTGTACTGATACACTATTGCTTGACCCAGTATTGTTAGGCGACCCATGTTTAAATGGTTTATATTTTATTCCTAATATTTTACAAACACAACACACACATCCAAGCATGCGTGTAGGTATTGTAGTACAAGGCAGGGGTGAATGTATCGTGCCTAAGACTGGTACAATGACACAAGAAGATTCTAAATATATGCAAGGCATAGATGCAAAAGACAGAGATCAAACAGAAAAATTTAATGAACTATTTGATAAAATAGAATTAAAAGTAGGTACAACATTTGTAATACCTACTGATTGTTGGCACAGTTTTAGAACATTTGCAGATAAAGAAGGTAAAGAAACTACTATGACTGTTATTGCATATCATCCAGATAGTGATTTTGGTCCTACACACGAAGATCATCCAATGATTAATAGAACGTGGGTAGATGGTGTACCTGCAAACGAAATAAAAGATATACAAACAAAGGAACTTACATGATTAAAAAAATAATAGATTGGTTTTATGGCAATACTAAAAAAACAAAACCTAGAAAAAAACGTTCTAGAGCTAGCATACGAAAGACTAAATAACGTATTCGACCAATTCGATACTGTTAGTGTTTCGTTTAGTGGTGGCAAAGATAGTACAGCTTGTTTAAATCTTACGTTAGAAGTAGCACGTCAACGTGGTAGGTTACCACTGGATGTTATATTCTTTGATGAAGAAGCTATACCATATCAGACAGAAGAATATTGTAGACGTGTTTCACAAATGAAAGATATTAATTTTCGTTGGTTATGTGTGCCTATAGTGCATCGCAATGCTTGTAGTAGAAAACAACCCTATTGGTATCCGTGGGGTACAGAAGATAAAGACAAGTGGGTAAGACCACTACCACCAGAAGCAATAACTAAAATAGATAATTATAATTCAGATGTACCTAGTGCAAGGTTAGGTATACCGATGATAAGCCCATTGTTATACCCAGTAGAAAAATATGGTCGTACTGCAATGATACTTGGCATACGTGCTGACGAAAGTTTAACAAGGTACAGAGCTGTTGCACAAAAAACAGTTGAGAATTATATAATACAACCTAAAGAAGAAATAAATTTACAAGAAGCAATAGATAACAAGGTAGATATAACTAGATTTGCAACACGCAAACTATCGTCTACTGGAAAACAAAAAAATTTATGTAATAATGTTGGACACATATTTAAAGCATATCCAGTTTATGATTGGCAAACTGTTGATATATGGACAGGACCAAAAAAATTTGGTTGGGATTATAATACTGCTTATGATGTTATGGAAAAAATAGGCATGACTCATTCAGCACAAAGATGTGCGCCCCCATTTGGTGAAGAACCATTGCAAGGGTTATGGACCTTTGCTCAATGTTTTCCTGATATATGGGATAAGATGTGTTACAGAGTTAAAGGTGCTAATACAGCGGCACGTCATGCGTTAAGTGTTTTATACAGCAATCGCAAACAACCAGAAAAACCAGATGGTATGTCATGGCAAGAATATATTGAGTATTGGATTAGAAAGTTTCCTAACAAAGAACAAGGTATGATTGCTGAACGTATAAAAAGCTACATTAATTTGCATTATAAAAAAACTAAAGACCCCATATTAGATAAAACACCACATCCAATAACTGGTATTTGTTGGCAATTCTTATTAAAGATTGCAGTACGTGGCGATTTTAAAGGTAGAAAAGCACCTGCATTTTTTAATAAAGAACATTTAAAAGAATATGAATCACGTAAATCAATGTATGCAAAGGAGTTAGCAGATGCCAACGAATAAACAACCAGTAAACAATGTTAAATGGATAGATCGTAAAATGTTAAAAGGTAACAGTTACAACCCAAACCACGTAGCACCACCAGAATTAGAACTATTAAAAATAAGTATTATGCAAGATGGGTGGACACAACCCATAGTTATAAGAGAAGATAACGAAATTGTAGATGGTTTTCATAGGTGGACAGTATCACAAGATAAAGAAATATATGCATTAACTGATGGACTAGTGCCAGTAGTGCAATTAACTAATATAGACAAAGACCACCAAATGGCATCTACAATTAGGCATAACAGAGCAAGAGGTAGTCATAATGTTTTAAGTATGGCAGATATTGTAGTAAAATTGAAAGATGAAATGAATGTATCAGATGAAGATATAATGGAACTGTTAGGTATGGAAGATGAAGAAGTAGAACGACTATATGATAATAGTGGCATGACAGAACGTGGTTCTAAAGAAAGTTTTAACAAAGGTTGGAAGCCTAAAAAGTGAGTAATGCATTGAGAATTGATTTAAAAAATAGAATGGAATGTAAAACTGTCCGTATGTATATTGACGACAGATTAATAACAGTAACACTTGATTTTGAGTTTACTGAAACAGGTGCTATTCCTGTTGCTATATGGGTAAGAGCTAAGCCAGATGAAAGTACGTTAGGTAGAGAATTACGTGCTAGTGGTAAATCAAATTCATTGTTGTTACAAAGTGGTTGGTCATTAAAAGAAATATCAGACACATTAACTAAAGATAACATTATGGGCTGTGCTGTTACTTATGTTGCAAAACATTTAGAAGATATATTTGAAGGTTCACAACCAGAAAAAACACCTCGTATGACAACTGACCCATACAAAATAAAATGATTACAGATAATTTACAACCAGAAGAAATAATTACAGTTGAAATACAAGCTAATGAAAGAATTGCATTTGATGGTGGTAAAGTAGAAGTAGATACTGGAAATAACTATTTAGATTTTATATTTGTATTTGGTGGCATACTAGTTTTATATATTGGTAAACGTATAATTGATAAATGGATTTAAGATATTATCAACCAGAAGTAGTTGCAGAAAAATTAAGAACGTTGTTAAGGCATTATTATGTTGGCATTGCTACACAAAAAAAATTATCAAAAGAACAAGATATACTAAAAGATCAAAAGTTTATCTATTGGCGAAAGTTAAATAAACCTGCTACAGACGCAAAAGCATTATCTACAATAGATACAGAAGTAATAGAGTACACACAAAAAATAATAAGATTAGATATTATTATTGCACGTTGTAGAAGTAAATTAGAATCATTTCAAGAAGAAATAGACAGCACAAAATATATGAATAGTGTAGTTAAAGAAGAATTAAAACTAGCTCAAATAAATGAAAGAACCATTGCAGATGTCAAAGTTTAAACAACAAATAGCAGGTAAACATTATTTAAGTTTTAAAATACAACCAATGGAATTTTTTATAGCAAATAACATAAGTAAAATAGATGGAGATATAATTCAGTATGTGATAAGAAATAAAGGCGATCAAATAGAAAACATAAACAAAGCAATACATTGCTTAGAATTAAAAAAAGAATACATACTAAAAAATGGCAGACTTACAAACAATATCAAAATTACTAAAGCTAAGTGATAGACGTGTACAACAGTTAGCAAAAGATGGTGTATTACCAAAAGCTAGTCGTGGTGAATATGATTCTATTAGATGTGTGCATGGGTATATTGATTATCTAAAAAATATAAATGGACAAGATGGTTCACCTCACGATTTTCTGTTACACAGAAATAGATTAACCAAAGCAAAAGCAGACTTAACAGAAATGGAAAAAGCCAAAACACAAGGCGAATTAATACCAAAATCAGAAATAAGAAACACGTGGTTACAGTTAATGTCGCTACTAAAAAGCAAGTTATTATCAATTCCAAACAAAGCCGCACCATATCTAGTTACAACTAATAACATAAACGAAGCTAAATTAATACTAAAAGAAAGGATTTATGAAACACTCAAAGAAATTGCAGAAACAAACATTGCAGACGAACAGCAAAGCGATGCAGGAAGTATTGAAATCAAGCCTAAGAATACTACAACCACCACCAAAGTTAACAGTAAGCGAGTGGGCAGATAATTACAGAATATTAAGCCCAGAAGCTAGTAGTGAAACTGGTAGATTTGAAACTGCAAGAGCAATGTACCAAAAAGAAATTATGGATTGCATAAGCGACCCTACTATTGAAGAAATTGTTTTTATGTCTGGTTCACAAATTGGTAAGACTGAAATTTTATTAAATGCTATTGGTTACTATATTGCTTATGACGCAAGTCCAATATTAATGATACAACCAACTATTGAAATGGCACGTGGTTGGTCGCAAGATAGATTAGCACCAATGTTAAGAGATAGTCCTATATTAATGGACAAAGTAGCTGATGTTAAAAGTAGAGATAGTGGTAATACAGTATTACACAAACAATTTGATGGTGGTCATATTTCTATAGTAGGTGCTAATTCACCTGCTGGTCTTGCATCACGACCTATTAAAATTGTACTGTGTGATGAAATTGATAGATACCCACCGTCTGCAGGTACAGAGGGTGACCCAGTTTCACTTGCTAAAAGAAGAAGTGCTACGTTTTGGGATAGAAAAATAATTATGACTAGTACACCTACCACTAAAGGTGCTAGTAGAATTGAAAGTGCTTATGATGTTTCCGATCAAAGGCAATATCACGTTCCCTGCAAAGACTGTAATACAGAGCAAGTGTTAAAGTGGTCGCAAGTTACTTGGGAAGAAAACCAACCAGAAACAGCACACTATGTCTGCGAAGATTGTGGTAGCTGTTGGGATGATAGCGATAGATTAAAAGCTATCAGTAGGGGCAGATGGATAGGCCGAGAAACATTTAATGGTAGGGCAGGTTTTCATTTAGCAGGTATCTATTCAGTATGGACTACATTAGAAGAAGCAGTAAAAGAATTTTTAGTTGCAAAAAAATTACCAGAAACATTACGTGTATTTATAAATACTTATCTTGGCGAAAGTTGGGAAGATGAAGGAGAACAACTAGATAATGAAGATGTAATGAAACGTGTTGAAGATTATGGTGAAAAATACCCAGAACAAATAGCAATAATTACAGCAGGTGTTGACGTTCAAGATGATCGTTTAGAATTAGAAGTAATTGGATGGGGTAGAGATGAAGAAAGTTGGAGTATGGAATATCATGTTATATATGGTGACCCATCAAGCCCTCAATTATGGCAACAGTTAGATGAGAAACTATCAGCAGAATACGAAACATTTGATAATCGTAAATTAAAAATAACTAGTAGCTGTGTAGATAGTGGTGGTCACCATACACAATCAGTTTACAATTTTTGCAAACAAAGATTTGCAAGACGTATATTTGCTATTAAAGGTATGGGTGGTACTGGTAGAGGTATTGTTGGTAAACCTAGTAGAAATAATATTGCAAAGGTACATTTGTTTCCTATAGGTGTAGATACAGTAAAAGAATTAATATATTCAAGATTAAGAATAACAGAACTTGGTGCAGGGTATTGCCATTTCCCTAAAAAATATGATAAAGAATACTTTAGTCAATTAACTGCTGAAAAAATAGTAACAAAATATCATCGTGGTTTTGCAAGACGTGAATGGGTAAAAATAAGAACACGTAATGAAGCATTAGATTGTCGTGTTTATGGTATAGCTGCATTAACTATATTAAACGTTGATTTAAACCGATTGGCTGATAGGCTTGATTCAAAAGACAAAATGGTAGATAAAGTAATAAATAGAAATAATATAAATAGTAACTTCGCAAATTCTTGGTAAGCAATGGCAAATATATTTACAGATTTAAACGAGGTAGAGCCTAAAACAATATTTAAAGGTGACACTGCTGTATGGAAACGTACAGATATAAGTTCTGATTATCCTACAGCTAGTTATAGCATAGCGTGGTCTGCAAGATTAGAAAGCAATGGAAGTACAACGTTTAGTGCTACTGTTACTGAAAGTGGTGATGATTATATATTTACAATAGATAATTCAGCTAGTGTAAACCTTACATTAGGGGATTATGTATGGGCTTTAAAAATTACACAAACAAGCGATAGCGAAACTATAATTTATCAAACTGGTAAAATTACAGTAGCAGATAACTATTTTGCTAGTACTGGTGATACAAGATCACACGCAAAAATAATGATAGATAAAATAGAAAGTTTATTAGAAGGTAAAGCTGATAATGATGTTGCTAGTTATAGTATACAAGGTAGAAGTTTAGCAAAGCTATCACCACAAGAATTAATTGATTGGCGATCTTTTTATAAAGCAGAATATAACAAAGAACTACAACTAGAAAATATTAAACGTGGTGAAGGAAGTGGTAAAATGATTAAGGTAAGATTTTAGTTATGGCTTGGTATGATGCATTTATAGGCAAAACAAAAACACGTGCTAATTGGTTTCAACCAGCAGGTACAGCACATGGTATATTTAATGGCAGTAATACTGGCAGATTAATGAATGATTTTGTTGCTTACAGTAAAAGTGCAGATTCAGAAATAAAAAACAACATAAGATTACTAAGAGATAGATCAAGAGATTTAGCAAAAAATAATGCTTACGCAAGACGTTATATAAAAACATATACAGATAATGTTATTGGTCCTAATGGGGTACAACTACAAGCACGTGCTAAAGACCCAAATGGACAAATAGATACATTTGCAAACAACGTTATAGAAAATGCATTTAAAATGTGGGGTGCAGAATGTAGTGCAGACGGAAAATTAACATGGGTAGATGCACAAAGATTATTTGCAGAAACATACGCAAGAGATGGTGAAGTTTTAGTTAGAGTTATACCAAACTTTAATAATCAATATAAATTTGCAATAGAATTTATAGAAGCAGATTTTTTAGATGAAGAATTAAATAGACCTGCAAGAAATAATGAAAACGAAATTAGAATGGGAATTGAAATAGATAAATTTGGTAAACCCTTAGTTTATCATTTATTAAAAAGTCACCCATACGATAATGATTTTGTTAACGCAAGTTATTCAAGGGAATATAATAGTGTACCTGCTAAAGAAATAATACATTTCTATCATCAAGAAAGACCACACCAAAAAAGAGGTGTGCCACCTTTAAGTAGTGCAATGCGAGATTTAAAAATGTTAGATGGTTATATGGAAGCTGAATTAGTTGCCGCAAGAGTTAGTGCAAGTAAAATGGGTTTCTTTAAAAGTGGTGATGGACAAGGTTACTTAGGTGACGACAGTATAGATACAAACAACGTTGTTATGAACGCACAACCTGGCACATTTGAACAGTTGCCTACTGGCGTAAGTTTTGAAGCATTTGACCCACAACACCCCACAACTGCATTTAGAGATTTTAGCAAAGGTGTATTACGTGCTGTAGCAAGTAGTTTAAGCATAAGTTACAACACACTTGCTAATGATTTAGAAGGTGTAAATTATAGTAGTTTAAGACAAGGTGCATTAGAAGAAAGAGATCATTATAAATGTGAACAGTCTAGAATAATAAAAGGTTTTCACGATAAGGTTTATAAAGAATGGTTAAAAATGAATTTATTAACTGATAACTTGCAAAACTTACCTGCATCTAAATTTAACAAATTTGCAATAGTACAATGGCGACCTAGAGGGTGGCAATGGGTAGACCCTAAAAAAGAAATAGATGCCTTAAAAATAGGTGTAGAAAATGGTTTTTTAAGTATGCAAGATGTACAAGCTAGTTATGGTAGGGATGTAGAAGATGTATTCCAACAAATAAAAGTAGAAAAAGAACTAGCAGAACAGTATGGAATACAAACACAATTTGAACCATTTGGTCCAAAAGATAAAATACCTTTAGGGACTGGAACAGAAGAAGAGGATTAGATATAAGTAGTTATGGATTTAGAAAAACGACACATACACAAAATAACAGAAGATGAAGATAGTTATACTATTAAATTTGGAAAAAATATGCCTGAGGTTAAAATGGATGAAGAAGAAAAAATAAAAGATGATATTTTAGTTAAAGCAGACGAAGATTGTCCTACTTGCGAACAAGGTGATTGTATTTGTGAAGTAGAGGAAGTTGTAACAGAAGAAAAAAATTTAGATGTTGGTTTAGAAACTAAAGAAATACCATTAACTGAAAAGTTAGAACGTACCTTTCATTTAAAAGCAAAAAATATAGATACAAAAAACAGAACTGTTAAATTAGCTTTTAGTAGTGAAGAACCTTATCCTAGAGATTTTGGTTTAGAAGTTTTATCACACAAAAGAGAAGATGTAGATTTAAGTTTCTTTGAAAGTGGACAAGCACCTTTATTGCTAGACCATGATGCAACGAAACAAATAGGGGTTATCGAAAAAGCTGAAATTAGCGAGAACGACAAGGTTGGTCGTGCTATCGTTAGATTTGGAAAATCACAACTAGCTGATGAGGTATTTCGTGACGTTGTAGATGGCATTAGAAAAAATATTAGTGTTGGCTACGAAATAACAAAAATGACTAAAAATAAATACGATGAAGATGAGGACTATGGAAGGTCTGATTATGTACGTGTTAATTGGAAGGCATTTGAAATATCTAGTGTGAGCATACCTGCAGATACAACTGTTGGTGTTGGTCGTTCTAGAAACAATAACAATAACAATAACAATCAAACAAAGGAGAATAACGTTATGAGTGATATAAAAATTACTAGTAATGAAGTAGAAGCACCTAAAGTTGATGTTAAAGCAATAACTGAAGAAGCTAGAAAAGACGAAATGTCAAGAATTAGAGAAATCGAAGCATTAGGTAGTTCACATAATGTAAGAGATAAATCTAATGAGGCAATTAAAAATGGACTTTCTATAGCTGAATTTAGAGGTGTTGTTTTAGATCACATTGGTACTTCAAAACCATTGACAACTGACAATGAAGTTGGTCTGTCTAAAAAAGATAACCAAGACTACAGCATAGCTAGAGCTATTAAAGCAATGGCTAGCAATGATTGGTCAAATGCAGGACTTGAAAAAGAAGCAAGTGATGAGATTGCAAGAAGCTCAGGCAAATTGCCTAGAGGTTTTTTTGTACCTTCAGACCTTAGATGGCAACAAAGAGATTTGATTGCAGGAACAGCAGGTGATGGTGGAAATCTTGTTGCAACTGATTTTCAAGCAGGTTCTTTTATTGAAGCATTAAGAAATAAAATGGTAGTTAAACAAGCAGGTGCATTAGTGCTATCTGGTCTAGTAGGACCCGTAGCTATTCCTGCCCAAAACGCAGTAACAACTGGGTCATGGGTTGCAGAAAATGCCGCTGTTACTGAAGTAAACACAACTTACAGACAAGTCACAATGAGTGCTAAAACTGTAGGTGCATTTACTGATCTATCAAGACACCTTATGCATCAATCAACACCAAACATTGAAACAATTATTAGAAACGATATTATTAAAACTCTTTCTAATGAAGTTGACGCAAAAGCAATTCAAGGTACTGGAACTTCTAATACTCCAACAGGAATACTTAATACTTCTGGTATTGGTTCTGTTGCAGGTGGAACGAATGGTCTTGCAGTTACTTATGCTAACGTTGTAAACACTTGGGCAGAAGTTGCTAAAGACAATGCTGATATAGGTTCATTGGCTTGGATTACTTCACCAACACAAGTTGCACGTAACATTGTAAAACCTAAAGTAGCATCTACTGATTCAAACATGATTCAGAATACATTTGATGAACTATTAGGTTACAAAGTATACAGCACGTCTAACTCACCAGATACCCTAACTAAAGGTACTGCATCTGGTAATTGTTCTTCATTATTATTTGGTAACTTCAATGACCTAATCATAGGTGAATGGGGTAACTTAGATATTGCTGTAGACCCTTATACTGGTTCTTCTAAAGGAACAGTAAGAGTTGTTGGTTTATATGACGTTGATATTGCAGTAAGACACGCAGAATCATTCGCCGCAATCAAAGACTTAATCGCATAATTAGTTTACTAAATATGTAAAATTAAAGGGGGGTTAATTGCCCCCCTTTTAGTTAGGAAACAAAATGAAAGTTAAAATATTAAGAGATACATCTGTTAAAGGTGAACACGTAATAGCAAATTCTATAATTACTGTAGATGAAAATGATTATCATTCATTAATAGGTATGGGTAAAGCTGTACCAGTAGATGAAAATTCAGTTACAGAAAAAGTAAAAACTAAAGTTAAGAAAGTAATGACTAGGTGAATTGGTATTTAATTGCTTCTGTCTTATTCTTTAATGCAGAACAATATGCTAACACTACATATACTAAATATGTATTTAAAAATGAAACAGAGTGTTTAAAATATACATTGAATAATTACATAGAAATTACTGAAAATTTATTAACAAATTACAAACTAGAAATTAAAAATGTTAAATATAAGTGCCAAGCCCTTAATCAAATCTAGAGTAATAAAATATTCTAAAGTACACGTAACGTGGTTAGATATTATTTCACATAGTGAGTGGAAAGACGCAAAAGAATTAGAAAAATTAGAGCCTACTCAATGTCATAATAGGGGTTATTTATTTAGCCAAGATAAATATAAAACAATACTTTTTGCAAGTTGCACATTTGACGAAGATGGTGCAATAGATTATTTTGGTGATATAACAATAATTCCAACATTTAATGTTTTAAAAATGGTTAAAGAAAAATGAGTGTAGAAACAGATAATGAACGATCAATATTTTTTGATACTAACGACTTTGGTGTTAGTGCTACTTATACACCATCTGGAGGTACTGCATCTACTATAAGTGGTTTATTTGACAACGAAGCAGAAGATATTGCTACTGGTGGTGATATTGATTTAGTTTTTACTATACCTATATTTACCTGCAAAACATCTGATGTTGCTTCTGCCGCCTTCGGTGATGCATTAGTTGTTAATAGTACCACATACGCAGTTAGAAAAGTAGAAGCAGATGCACAAGGTGTAACTAGATTAACGTTAGAAGAATAATGGCACATATAAGAAAAACAATTAGAGAACAAGTAGTAACAACAGTTACTGGTCTAAGTACAACTGGTAGTAGAGTACATGAAACCAGAATACACAATTTAAGTAGTGCTGATTTACCTGCATTAGTAGTATATACAAATGATGAAGCTATTGAATATGTTTCTATTGGTACAAGTGCAAGAACACAACAAAGAATACTATCAGTTACAATAGAAGCACACGTTAAAGGTAGTGCAAACATAGATGATATTATTGATACAATAAGTGAAGAAGTAGAAGAAGCTATGGCAGGTGATATTACAAGAGGTGGTCATGCTAGAGATACCGAATTGAAAACAATGGAAATAGAATTTGATACAGCTAGTCAAAAGGTTGGACTAGCACGTTTTAATTATGATATTACTTATCTTACAGTAGAAAATGCTGTACAAATAGGAGTGTGATATGATTAAAGGTAGAATAGAAGTTACCAATGCAAAGGGTGACAAAATGGAAATTTTTGCTTACGACAAAGAATACTATGCAAGTATAGGTTGGAATGTCAAAGGCGAGGATAAAACAAAAACAAACGTTAAAAATAAGGAGTAACAAATGGCAGTACATACAACAGCAGACGCAGTTCTTAAAGTTGGCACTACTAACGTAGCACAAGTAACTTCAGTAACTGTAGATACAGCGGCTGAAAGTATAGAAACTACTACACTAGGTCACAGTACAAGAGCTTACACAGCAGGAAGAAAATCTTGGAGTGGTTCAGCAGAAGTTAACTGGGATGAAACTGATACGGATGGTCAAATTGCTTTGATCGAAGGTTCAGCGGCTACATTAGCTTTCTATCCAGAAGGTTCAGCATCAGGTGCATCTTACTATACGGGTGCGATTATCGTAACCTCTAATAGTTATAGTGCGGCAATAGATGGACTTGTAACAGCTAGTATTTCATTCGTAGGTAATGGTACATTATCTAGATCTACAGTTTAATAGCTTATGGAAAACACAAATGTATTGGAAATTGCTAAAGAGCATTTTTCTAAAAAGTCGGTTCGCACAATAAAAGTTAAAGAGTGGAAAGACGAAAATGGTAAACCTTTAGAATTTACAGCTACACCACTTACATTATACGAAAAACGTTCCTTGTTTAAAGGTGCTAAATCAGATGATGTAAGTGTACTAGCAGATGTTGTTATTTTAAAATTAAGAGATAAAAACGAAAATAAGGTTTTTAAATCTAGTGATAAAGACGATTTAATGCATAAAGTAGACCCAGATATAATTGCTGATCTTGCTAATAGTATTATGGCTACAGAGGGTGCTAACGCACACGATTACGAAAAAAAATAGCAGGGGATTCTGAATTACAGAATATCTTAGCTCTAGCTGAATCCCTGCACATGAGCATTGATGGTGTTTTAGATATGACACTAGAAGAATTTAATTTGTGGACTGCTTACTTTAATAGGAAACACAGACAACAAGAAGCAAAAAAATATGGCAGATAAATTAAAATTTGATATTAGTGCAAAAGATAGAACTAAAACTGCATTTAAAAGTGTTACAAAAGGACTAAAAAAAGTTGGTGGTGCTTTATTTAGTTTTAAATCAGCATTAGTTGGTGTAGCAGGTGTAGCAGGTATAGGTCTATTAATTAAATCTAATTTAGATGCAATAGATAAGCTAGGCAAACTTTCAAGACAATTATTTATTAGTACAGAGGACTTAGGTGCGTTTCGACTTGCCGCCGAATTAGGTGGTAGTAGTTTAGAAGCATTTGCTAAAGGTTCACGTACACTAGCTGTAGGTATTAATGATTTTTTAGTTAAAAATACTGGTATTGCAAAAGAAGCATTTGAACAGTTAGGTATTACAGCAGATCAATTAAAAGCAACCAATGGAAGTTTATACGATCAATTCCTAATAGTAGCAGATGGATTAAATGCATTAGAAGATGGTGCTGACAAAACTGCAATAGCTTATAAATTATTTGGTGGTAGAAACATAGAATTATTAACTGCTATTGAAGAAGGTAGTGATGGTTTAAAAATTATAAGAGAAGAAGCAGAACGTTTTGGTTTAACTTTAAGCAGTACAACTGTTAAAGGTGTAGAATCATTAAACGATAATATCACCAGATTAAAATTACGTTTCGTTGGATTTACACAACAAATAGTTACACAACTTGCTCCTGCATTTGATGATCTTGTAAAACAATTTGGTACTTTCATAGATAAACAAATTGAATCTAAAGGTGGTGTTGAAGCATTAGCAAGATCAATAGGTATTAGTTTATTAGAAGGTTTAGTAATGGTAGCAGGTATGATGGGTGAGCTACTAAATTTATTAAAAGCATTTGGACAAGCGGCAGTTAGGTTAGGTGAAGTATTTGGTATATTTGAAGAAGGTTTAGGTGGTATGCAAGCTCGCTTTGCTGATAATGCAAAAGAGTTAGAAAGATTAAATATACAATTAGATTTGCAAGGTGCTAGGTTAGGTAATAACTCTAAATTGTATATACAAACTAAAGACCAATTAGCTTTATTAAATGTTGAACAAGCTAATCTTAGTAATGAAATACTAAATCAAATGTCGTTAGAAATAGAACGTAACATTGTGATGCAAGCTACGAATGAAAAAGGTGCTGAAACATTAGCATTTATTAAAGATTATATTGATGGTTTAAAAGAATTAAAACCAATTATAGATGAAGGTACTGGTGCAATTATAGATCAAGGTAATGCATATGCAACTACTACAGCACAATCAAAAGAGTGGTTTGACAATCAAGAAGCCTCAATGAAAAATATGCAAAAAGAAGCTGAAAAAAGAAAAGAAATGGAAGAAATGAAACAAGGTGCATTGCAACACACTTGGGAAAAAGGTGGTGAAGCATTAGCTAAGATGGCAACACAAAACGAAAAAGCATTTAAAGCCTATAAGGCTTATGCAATAGCAGATGCAATAGTTAAAACATATCAAGCGGCAGTTACAGCATTTAAAACGTATGGTGGTTGGCCATTTGGTGCAATCGCCGCCGCCGCTACTGTTGCTTCTGGTATGGCACAAGTTAGTGTTATAAGATCGCAAACATATAGTGGTAGACGTTTTGGTGGTGATGTTAAAAGTGGTCAACCTTATACAGTTGGTGAGGGTGGACCAGAAACATTTGTACCAGATACAGATGGAACTATTGTACCTAATCAAGCATCAGGCACGAACATAACGTTCAATATTAATACAGTAGATGCTAAAGGCTTTGGGCAATTATTAGATACACGTAGAGGACAAATAATAAGCATGATTAATGGTGCTATGAATACACAAGGTAAGGCTAACTTAGTATGAGTGGTGCATTTCCTAGTAGTATCGTTCCTAAATCAGTTAAGATTACAACAATGCAAACAACATTGGTTAGTACATCTATAAGTGGTAGACGACAAGCAAGACAATTACAAAATCAAAAGTGGAAACTAAGAGCTACATTTCCACCATTAACCAGAACACAGTTTAACGAAGTTTTTGCATTTGTTGTAAAACAAAGAGGTCAAAAAGAAAATTTTACATTTACACCACCTATATTTGATGATGCATTAGGAACAGAAACTGGATCAGTTTTAGTTAATGGAATACACGCAGTAGGAGATACAACTATTGCTATGAATGGATTTGCAGGTGATAGTGCAGGTAGATTTAAAGCAGGTGATTTTATAAAATTTGCTTCACACGACAAAGTTTATATGGTTGTAGCAGATGTTACTTCATCTAGTAATGCGGCAACAGTTACAATAGAACCACCATTAACTACTGCATTAGGTGATGACAATGCAGTTACGTATGATGCTGTACCATTTACAGTAGCTTTAACAAACGATATACAAGAAATACAATTACAGAATACAGGATTGTTTCAATACGAAATAGATATGATTGAGGTGATCTAATGACACGTAGTTTACACTCTGATTTAGTAACTGAATTAGCAACAAATCATTTAGACCAAATACATTTAATTAGTTTTCAAATAGGTAGTACAACCTATTATAGAACAACTGCATATTTTGATATTGTTTATGATGGCAACACATATACAGCAGGTGGTGAAATATTAAGTTTACCAGTAGTTACAGAAATAGGTAAACCAACAACTGCAAACGTAACTTTTAGGTTAAGTGGTGTTAACCAAGCATTTATACAATTGTTTTTAACAGAAGAACATATACACAGACCAGTTATAGTACATAGAGCATATTTAAATGATGTAGGTGGATTAATAAATAATCCATATATTTTATTTAAAGGTTACATACAAGGTTATAGTATTACAGAAACAACAGCAGGTAGTAGTATATCAGTAAATGTAGCTAATCATTGGGCTAACTTTGAAATGAAAAAAGGTAGACGAGTTAATGATAATTCACAACAAAAATTATTTGCTGGAGATAAATTTTTTGAATTTTCAAATTCTTTAATAGTAGATTTAGAATGGGGTAAAAAAGTAGATGAAGCATAATAATTATAAAGTAATTGTAGCAACAAAAGATCATATACCAACGTTTCAAAAATTTGTTAAAGAAATGATAGAAGGTGCTGATATGATATTTCCTGATATTAATAAAATGAAAGCTACAAAATATGGATTAAAAATGATTAATGACGGTACTGTACTTTGTTTATTAAAAGACAAAGAAATAATAGGTGCTGTATGTGGTAGTGTAGTTGAATGGTGGTTCGCAGATAGAAAATATTTAACTGAAATGGGATTTTGGATTAATAAAGAACATAGAACACCAGAAACAGCTAGTTTATTATTAAAAGAATTTAAAAATATTGCTGATAAAAAAGGCTTGGCTTGTATGTTAAATACATTAGATGGTAAAGAATTACCTGCAAGAGATAAATTATTTGCTGAACACGACTTTAGACGTGTTGGTTTTAGATATGGTTATGGTGTGTAAAAAATGTGTGAAGATGTAATTGATGATATAGTAGATATAGTTGATGATGTAATAGATGGCATTATAGATATTATTGCTGACATAGGTGATTTTTTATTTGGTTGGTTAATACCAGATATGCCAGATATGCCAGACCTAAGCGATTTAATGGGCGATGGTATACTAGTTAACAAACGTTCAACTATGGATGCTTTACCAGTTGTTTATGGTACACGTAAATTAGGTGGCAATATTGTATGGTTAGCAACTACAGATGATAACCAATATTTATATGTTATTGTAGCTNTGTGTGAAGGTGAAGTAGCAAAATTTACTGAATTATATTTAGACGATCAATTATACGCAACTTATTCTGGTTCTGATGCTACTTATGGTAATGGTTTAAATATAAGAAGCTCATCAAACTTAACATCACCAACACCAACAATTGAACCAATAAATACCTCTGGTTTATCTATTAACCAAGATCATCCAATGTACAGTGCAGTTGAAACTATTGATGAAGTAGATACAACTATTTATCCAACTGAATTTTTTTGGACTAATGGAATAGAAGCAGGATATGATTATAACAATAATTTTGATGGTGAAAATGGTGTTGGTGCATTAGGTTGGACTTCAGCACATTTAGGTAAAAATATTAATCATGCAATATTTCGTTTTAAATATAATTCTGATGCATTTAACAGAATACCAAAAATAGGTTTTGTTACTAAAGGTAAATTAATTAACACAAATTTAAATGGTACAAGTTATGCATATTCAAACAACCCTGCATTGTGTTTACATGATTATTTAATTAATTCAACTTATGGTAAAGGTTTAAATGCAAATGAAATAGATACAGCTTCATTTATAACAGCACAAGGAATTTGCAATACAGATATAACACCATACGCAGGTGCTAGTAATATAAAATTGTTTCAAGCAAACGTAGCATTAGGTAGTAATAGTAAATTAATAGATAACGTTAAAATGTTATTATCTTCAATGCGTTCTTTTTTTACATTTAGTGGTGGCTTATACAAATTAAAAGTAGAGGGTACTGGTAGTAGTGTATTGTCAATTAATGAAGATATGATAATAGGACAAATAAAAGTAACTGGTGAAACCAAACAATCAAAATATAATAGAGTTACAGCAAAATTTGATAATGAATTTAATAATTACATGGGTGATGAAGTTACATATCCACCAACAAATGAAAATAATGTAGGTTCAAGTTATAAATATGCAACTATGCTTTCTAATGATAATGATGAAGAATTACATTTTGAAATGTTGTTACCTGCAACTACTAATCCTTACATAGCAGAAGATATAGCTGAATTAGTTTTAAAACGTTCAAGAGGTGGTTTAAAAATTGCATTTGCTACTACATCAGAAGCACAAAATTTATCAATAGGAGATATTATTTCTGTTACACATAGTGGTTTAGGTTTTAGTAATAATTTATACATAGTTACTAATTTAACACTTACTCCAAATGGTGAAGTAGCTATGAGTGGTGTGGAATATGATGCAAACGTTTATACATACAATACAAAATTACCTAGAGCTAATTTGCCTACAACGTTTTTACCAAATCCAAAAATTGTTGGTAGTCCAACTATTACATCTATTACTGATGAAATGGTAAATGTACAAGAAGGAAATATTGACGTTAGAATGACTGTAACGTTTAAAGGTACTAGTGATTATTTAGTTGATAAATATGAAGTTGTTTATAAAAAAACTAGTGATAGCACATATAAATCAGCAGGTATTAGTAGTGGTACACAAAGAGAAATATTTAACGTTGAATCTGGTGTTACATATAACGTAAAAGTTAGATCAATAAATAGTTTAGGTTACAAATCAACTTACACAACAGCAACACACGAAGTAGTTGGTGCAACTGAACCTCCTGCTAATGTTGCAGACCTTTCAGTTGATTATCAAGATCAAGTTGCAGTGTTAAGTTGGACACCAAATACCGATTTAGATTTAGCTTTTTATCAGATAAGATTTTCACCATTAGTATCAGGTGCTACTTATAACAATTCAACAATATTAGTG